TGGATACTAGATCGGAATACTACGCAGATGCTTTACAAGAGGACTTCGACAAAGGAAAAATATCTGCAAATCAGTACATTAGTGAAATAACTAGATTACAGACAGAAGCAATTGATAGAGAGATAGCAATACTGGAAGAAAAGCTAAAAGCCTTCAAAGGGGAAGTAGAAAACAACCCGATAGTAATAAAAATAAAAGGTGAAATAGAAGCTCTCAAAGAAGAAAAAGCGGGAGTAATAGAGGCAGAGCCAAGTGCGTACAATAAGGCCGAGACAGAGGCATTAATAAGAAAGAATGACAAGGAGCAGCAGTTTCACGATCTTCGTATGCAACGGATGAGAGTATACAACGATGGCTTAAATGCCATGTATAACGCTGATCTAGAAGCATTTCGGTTGAAGCAAGAAAGGGAGCTTATACTTTTTAAAGATACTACAGATGATAAACTTGCGATTATAAAATACGAAGAAGAGCAAAAAGAAGCAATGCTTCTAGCTACCGAAGATGCGATCCGAGAGTCTACTATACAGAGACTTGGATGGTACTCTGATATGGCTAGTGCTACAGAAGGGATATTTGCCGACCTATACGAAGCTACGGGGAAGAAGAGAAAAGAATTTCTATATGCAGAGAAAGCCGCAGCTATAGCAGTTACAGTAATGAACGCACAAGCAGCGGCTATGAAAGCAATGTCGGAGTTAGGCCCAATAGCGGGTAAAGTAATGGCCGCACTAATACTTATACAGGGAGCAGCAGCAGTAGCAAGAATATCGGCGCAACCTGTAGCAGAAGGTGGAGAGATCAAAGGTACTTCTCCCCACGACAAAGCAGATAACATTTTAGCTAAAGTGACTGCTAAAGAGTGGGTCATGCCTGTTAAGGCAGTAAAGAAATACGGAAGATCAGTGATGGCAGGGATTCAGAAGGGATTGTTTCCCGAAGAAGTATTTAGCGGGTATCGTCTTCCGGTGCCAATTCCTGCGTACTCCCGAGGGTATGCTTCTGGTGGTGAAGTAATGAGCGAGAAAAACTCTATGGGAGTGAAGACAAACCAGCCGGTAGTGACTCCCCCACCACAACCAATTACTATTATGAACATTACTGATCCATCTGAGTTAGATCGTTATTTAAACACTAGTGCTGGACAGGATGCAGTAATAAACATCCTAAGTTCCAGAGCAGAAACAGTTAGAAGAGTACTTCGATGATAGCAGAAGACTATTTATTCCTAGCTCCCGATTGGCAGCAAGGTATTTCGATAAAAAGATCATGGAGAAATAATGTAGTATTCTCCTTAGATCGTTCTGAGCAACGGTCTCTTCTAGTCTCTTACCCAGAGAGATCAATGTCTTTTATGCTCCAACCGATGTCTTCTTCTGAGAATAATTATGTAAAAAGAAAACTTTACCACTCTAAAGATAAAGTGTTCGGAGTACCGTGGTGGTGCGATAGGACTCAAACAACTGCGCTAGTAAACCCCGGCTCTGGAACTACTGTTTCAGTTGGGAGTACAGACTACAGAAACTTTGACGTAGGTGGTTTGTGTGTTTTAATTCAGGACGAAAGAAACTACGAAGTAAAAGAGATTGTTTCGATTACTTCTAACTCCATAACTGTAGACAGTGCTTTTACAGGTACTTGGCAGTCTGCGACAGATGTGTATCCTGTGCTACAAGGGAGACTAGTCACTAATTCATACGATACTATATACGAAACTAGTTTTATACCGCAAAGATTCATGGTGGAAGTATTGGAGGAGTTCGATGATGATGTTACTTGCAGGACATTTTCAGGAAGTAGTTACTCTAGTTACAATGGCTCTGCTGTTTTTGACCGCAAGCCAAATTGGGTAGGTAAGATAAGAGATCAAGTAGAAGTATTTCCATTTCTCACAAAGTTCTTAGGCAAAGCATATAGCTACTCCTTCTCCAACGAAGGATCGCTGTCTAATAAAACGGTTCACTTGTTTGAGTCGAAAGCAGACATATATAATGTAGTAAAGTTTTTCGATGAGTGCAAAGGGAGATATGAGAACTTCTGGTATCCGACATGGTTGGATGATGTAGTAATTACTGATCCGTTTACTAGTACAGATACCACAATAGAGATCGAAGACATAGAGTGGGATTCTTACTACAGGTACAATGATGCTTATGGGAGATTCATTCTCATAACACTCCCTAATGGTACACAGGTAAACCCGAAGAGAATAGTAAGTGCTCCTACAGCGACTAGTCTGCAATTAGACTCTGCCGTAGGGTATACAATTACTTCTACTTTAAATCTGATGTGCTCTTTTCTAGTATTCGGTAGGTTTGCGACCGATGATCTTGAGATCACTTATTTGACCGAAGAAGTAGCTGAAAGCGAGATAAATCTTTCTAATATTCTCAGATCAGGAGTATACACTACAACTACATTATAGACATGAAAAATCATACTAGTGGATACATAGCAATAGAAGAAGGGCAGAAGAAAAAGCCAATAGAACTCTACCACTTTTGGAGAGATGGTGGAACCAATTGGTATTATACTTCTCATAATGCTCCGATAATTTACGACACTCATACCTATACTCCGGCAACTATTACTAGAGGAACTGCAAAGTACGACACTCAATTTGAAGTAAGTAAATTAACCATTCAGTTCACATACATAAGTGATCCGGTAGTGGAGTATATTTCTCAAAATCCTGTAGAACTAATATGGGTGGAGATAAGAAGATATTTTGCAGACTTGCCGACAGAAACTAGTGTAGTATTTATCGGGCAGATAAAAACTGTCTCCTTTGATGGTAATGTAGCAGGAGTACAATGTGTCGGATTTGAGCACTGGTTAAATACTAGGATACCTAGATATAGGTGGCAAGTGTCTTGCAACAACGATCTATTCGATGCAAGATGCTCCTACGGCGGTGGTCCGACAGCAGCAGCTTACCAGATAAACCCGACAATTACTACAGTGGAAGATGATGGAACTTCTTTGACTAGTACAACATTTAGCGCACAAGCAAATGGGTACTACACAAGGGGATATATCAAGTGGGGAGACTACCATCGCATGATAGTAGACCACACTGGAAGTGTTATTAAGATTAGATTCTCCATGCCGGGATTTACTGCCGGGCAGTCGATCTATGCTTACCCCGGTTGTGATAAACTTATAGGAACTTGCATTGACAAGTTCTCCAATCAGTTAAACTTCTTCGGGCATCCTTATATCCCACTAGATAATCCGTCTACATGGGCAGTTTAGTGAAGTACTATTTTGAATCAGATTCTAATAAGAATAAACTACTACAGGAGTTAGAGTCTTGGCGAGGAACACCGTATCGACATAGGTGTGCAGTAAAAGGAGTAGGAGCGGATTGTGTTGGCTTTGTGCTTGCTGCTTACAAGAATGTAGGAGCAATAAAAATCGGGAATAGTACTCTTCCCAAGTACCATATTTATTGGAACTACCATGAGAAGGAAGAGAGATTATATAATGAGTTTAAGGTTAGGAGAAAAAGAAGTTTTAGAGAAGTAAGTATGCCTGAGTTAACGGACGGAGATTTAATAATGTTTAGGCTAGGTGGTGTAGTGGGGCATTGTGGGATAGTATTTGAAGACTACATTTATCAGGCAGTTAGCATAATAGGAGTAGAGAAAATAAATAGAATGGACTCCTATTGGAATGGAAGAAAACGATGTGCATTTAGGGTGGTGAAGTAAATGGGTACAGTAGGTCAGTGGGTAGGTGGCATAATAGGTGGAGTAATAGGCTACATAGCAGGTGGACCGTGGGGAGCATTTTACGGTTTTACTTTAGGTATGGGTTTAGGTGGTATGATAGACCCACTAGTACCAGATCGACCTACTCCCGGCGAACCGATGAAGGATGTGGAGATAATGACGAATCAGGAAGGTATGCCACTTCCTGATGTACTAGGCACCACAAAACTCACTGGCAATTTACTATGGTACGGAAACAACCGAATGATGAACATTACTGAGGAAGTAGGCTCAGGAGGTATATTCGGGGGGAGTGAAGACGTAGTAACAGGTTATAGGTATTACTTGTCGTGGGCGATGGGAATTTGCCTAGGTCCAGTTGATACTCTGTATACTATTTACAAAGACGACAAAGTAGTATGGGCAGGAGAACTGAACAGACCCGCTCAAGGTTGGGCCACTTTACTCCTAATAGAAGACTACAGTATTCAGCTAGCTGCAACAGACTCCACTGGCTATGGAATAAATGAGTACTATGTAGAACAGATAACATTAAATGCTTACCGATCAGACGATAGTGCAAACATATTACAGGGAATGTGTTTTTTCTACTTCGGTACGATGGATCAACCTGCTCACGGCACACTAGGTACACAAATGCTCCAAGCAGGTAGTATACCAGACCTCAATTACAACATACCGTACCGAGGACAGTGTTATGCTTACTTCTATGATAACATGATTAATACTTATAACCGATGCCCAACGATGAAGTTTGTAATAAAGAAAACTCCCGACTGTTCTTTCGATCCATAGGAGTAATATGGGTGCTTATACTATAATAGGGGATTACGACTACAATCCGGTTCACGCCATTTGGTATGTTCTAGTGAATAGCCTTGGTATGCCCGAGGAGTGGATAGACCCTACCTCTTTTTTGGCAGCAGCAGAAGTAGTTCATGGTGAAGGAAAAGGAGTTCAAGTACGAGAGTCGGATCACAGCAACGCTATAAACTATATTAAAAATATTTTAGCTCACATAGAAGGAGTACTTTATTATGATATAGACAGTACTCTCCATTTAAAACTAATAAGAGAGGACTACACAGTTGGCAATCTCCCAATAGTGGACGAGTCTATACTGCTGTCCGAACCTGCTATCGAGAGAAGTAGTTTCATGGATACATACGGGGAGATAAAAGTTCAGTTCAATGAAAGAGTAGTAGACTCGACAGGGTATAGCTTTTATCCTATATACGGCTACTTCCCCGACCTAATACCCGCAC